CTCAGATCTTTATTCGTTTTGATTCGTTCCATTTTCGTGTTCTCCATTGAAAATAGTTTTCCGTTTTAAATAGCCTTAAAGGCGTTAATCATCCATAGGGTAGCCATAGTACCACCTCAACTAGAATACTAGGTCTGAGGGTTGTTTCTGTCCAATTGCGAGTATCAAGTCGCCCTTGTTGTAGCCGTACTTGTTGTATCTCGCCCAATATTCGAGATTTGTGCCTTCTTGGTGTGGCATTTCCAAGAACATCTCAAGCCAAGCCTCGGATTCTTCAATCGTGTGAGGTTGTTTCGCCTTGGCAACCTGTTCCGATGTTCCGACCGGGTAGGGCTGACCCATTCGGATCACTGCGACACCCCGCAAAAAATCGTTATCCGCTGCCTGAGTGCGCTTTTTCGTTTTGAGCTCAATCTGAACAACAGGGTTCAAAGCCTTGTGTTTTTCTCTGAATTGCTTTTCCCAAGCCTTTTGAACGTGCCTAGAGGTTGGGAACTCAAAGAAATTTACACGGGCATAGTTGTAACAATCTGCTAAAAAACTCTCTGGAATCCACTTTGTGTCGTTCGCCATCTGTGCAGCGCGTAACCCGAGCTCGCCACCATTCGGAATCGGCTTGCCCACCGCAAAATGCGCCTCAGTCATGCACGTTGCGAGTTTTTGGGCTCTCATGTCAATGCTCAGGGTCATTTTGCCTCCTCGATCATGCGAACGGCACGGGATGCAGATTGGCGGGACTCAGCATTTGCCTTGGCCCAATCAAACACAGGCTGATCAATATCGATTTCAAACTTCCGATCTTTCAACCAAACGTGAAGCCCAGGAACGAATTGTCCATTTTCCTTGATCCAATCAGGACTTTGCACCCAGAGTTCCATTGCACTCACAAGTTGCTCGATTGATGGCTTAGGGGCTTTCAGATTGTGAAATGCTTTCAAAACCTTTTCTTTTCCAGATCTGGCCCGTCCCATCCGTGGCGTGATCGACCAAAGAAGCTCAAAATCCTCCTCAATACTCTTTTCTTTATTCTCCTCTAAACAAAGAATATCCAGTCCAGTCTTGTCCTTTTCCAGTCCAGTCTTGTCTTTAGGGGTATCAATACCCTTAGCATACCCTACCGCTACCCTTTTCAATAAACCCTCTTTTTTGAGCTCATTGATATAGCTTCTATGGGGTGGTGAACTCTCTTTGAGAGACCCATATTGGTGCTGACAAAACTTTGGTAACCAATAGCGACCTGGTGAAAGCTCTTCAATGTCTACCGATAGTGATAAAATCATCTCCTTTGTAACTTTAAAGCCTAGCTTAAATCCTGCTAGATTAAGGGATTGAGAAAATATTCCAATATTTGAAGCCTCGCAGATTACATAGATCGTAAGCAGCTTGTTTTCAGTAGGAATTTCTAGGAATTTATCGGACTCCCATAGTCCTGATTTGATAAATCGTTGTCCCATTTGGCTAATCACTTTGAGAGTTTTTTATAGTCTTTTGTGACACAATCATGGATGACTTTTGCAAGTGAAGGCCTCGGAACCTCGCTTGAAGCCATCCGAATCTCATGAGCCATGGTTCGTGTTTCGTGATAAAGTGCAGTTGCTTGAGTGTTTGACATTAGATTGACTCCTTTTAAAGAATTTTAATATCGTATCCTTTTGACTCAATTTCAAAGACATCGATCTCGCTTATTTCAAATCCTAGTACGCCTTCATGATTGAAGTCACTTAGGTAGTCTTTAGCGTCCATGCCTTCCATAACTCTAGTCTCTGAATCAAAAGATTCTACAACTTGAATTCCGTTTACTAAATCAACTTCAATCTTAATGTTCTTATCCATGATTTGAATCCTCTTTAAATCGTGTCGCTTTTGGAATACAGACAAGATAAATAAAAACTTTATGAAAAAGCAAATAAAAATTAAAAAACATTTAAAATAAAAATAAAATATACCCTTGCAAAACTGAATGCTTAATTGCAACACAATACGGAAAAGTCTATTTTAAGCGTGAGAGGTGTTAAAATGAGAGTGAGTATCTTAGCTACAATCGCAATGGTTACAATGGTTTCATGCCATGCAATAGCCACAGAGCCCGAATAAATGAGCAAGCCAAACCCATTCGAATCAAAGTGGAACGATGATAATCCAAAGATTCTTGTTGAACTCATGAAGAAAAATGAGGTTGTGGGATGGGCAGGATTGGCCCTGCAAATGGGAGTCCGCAGCAAAACAACACTTTTGAATTGGAGAGCAGAACACCCCGATTGGGATTTTGCAATGGATCTGTTTTCGCTCTACCTTGAGAACAGAGTGGACGAAATGGGTGAGAGTGGAAAGAACGTGATTTGGGCGATCTTCCAAAAGAAAACCAACTTCGGAGCCATTGAGCACTATCAAGAGCGCACCTTAGAACTCCGAGAAAAAACCCTCGGAATCATGACAAACAAAGACAACACGCCCGAAATAAACCGAGTGATTGAATTCGTGGATGCCGTGTTTGATGAAGATGACAACCTAATTGAAGAACCGAAACAAATCGAGGATAACAGTGAGCAAACAGAAAACGAAACGCCCCCTTAAAAAGTGGCAACGAAAACTCATTAATGAGTTAAACAAAACTGAGCACCACACAACCGATACAATGAAAGCAGCGGTGAACGTTGTTAAATCGCATTACACGGTTGACCCCATGTCAATGCTAGTCTTCCTGCGTGGACTCGGTAAGAACGCTATGAAGCGTCATGAGGAGGTCGAGGCATGAGTGTGAATCATGATTTATTAGTAAGAACCGCAAATCAATACATGAGAAATCGTGCTTCTAAATGCAATTGTGAAGCAAATAAAATTCCATCCGTTTTTGTTTCATTTAGTGCATGGGATAACACTTATGAATTTATGATTAGGTGCGATATTTGCAATCAAGTCAAAACGTTTTCTAGTGATGACTGTGTCGAAGGCGGTGCAAACATCCTCAAGCAATGGAACGAACTCGTCTCTCAGCGTGGCGATCAGATCAGCTTGGAAATGGCGAGGGGGTTGTTATGAGCAAGCGATTTGGAAGAAAGCAAAAACGAAAGTTAAAAGCTCAATTGATTTATTCGCAATTAGAAACAATGATGATCGTAACTTTGAATGAAACGATCTTAGCGAGTATTAAATCACAAAAATTCGCGCAAGGTGGATTCGTTCAAGGTCAAGCAGTGGTCAACACAAAATGAATAATCAAGCCCTAGATAATCGGAACCGCGCCATGATTATCTTAATCAGATCAAACCCAGAACGAGCTTTGCAATACACTGCAAAGCTTTTTGAAATGAATCGGGGTTGCTTAAAACGTTTCTGCAAGCGTTTTGGCACTGATTGGACATTAGGGCAGGCCTTCATTCATTTGCATGACGTGGTGCATCTCTATGACCTGAAAAACCGCATGAGCGTGATCGGGTATTGGATACAGAGATTGCAATGGAAACTCCCAGAAGATCACAACGATGAACACGCCATTTTCAAGCCGAATAAAAAGCTAGGTGGCCAGGCTCGGAAAGATGAGCGCGAAGAGTTGCGCAATTTGCAGATTGAACGCCCCGACCATTTCGAGACCCAGTGGGACGCGGTGATTGATTCCGACAATCTTCCGGCACAAGCTGATCACTCAATCAGAATAACAGGCTATGGCGACCCGCTCAGTCCAGAAAATAGACTCAGACTAGTAATGCACTTCCTGACAAAATACGGGGATTCCGTAGACTCTTAAGCACAAGGGCTATACCTCCGAGAGTGAACCCTTTGTGAAGTCTCAGCGAGCAAATAACCCAGTGGGCCCCGAATGATTGCACCTAATCCACGTGTCGAGGAACGGCACCCCATCGCATTATTGCCAAAGCAACGGCAATTCATGCAAGCGATGGAAAGGCGTGTTGTCTTCATGGGTGGCATTGGGTCGGGTAAGACTCGGATTGGATGTCTATGGGCATTCAGACGAGCAAAGGGGATGAAAAGAAAAGTCCTCGTAGTCGTACCAACTGCATCGCTTGGTGAAGACATTTTCTTAAGAACAATGGTCGAGGACGTTTTCGACCACATCGGATTGATCGAGGGTATTGACTACTCCATAAACCGATCAAAACTCAATATCAAATTCCGGCACGGTGGCGAGATTCTAATCCGCTCCGGGGATGACCCAAAGAAATTACGTGGACCAAATATGCATGACGCTCTCATCGAAGAGTTTCAAATGTATAAAACGGACAAGGTTCACAAGATTGTCACGGGTCGAATTCGTAACTCAGAAGATGCTCAGTTGCGTATGGTCGGAACCCCAGAAAGCCATAAATGGATTGTTGACCTTATCGTAAATTCATCGGCTCGGATCATTCAACAAACGACCCTTGAAAATAAGTTCCTTCCAAAGTCATACATTGCCGACCTGATCGAAGAATACGGAGAGGGCTCACCATGGTATCGACAAGAGATTTTAGGCGAATTGGTGGACTTCTCAGCGGGTGTATTTGAAGTTTCGAAACTTCTACCCATGCCACCAAAGGTTGATGCTCAGTTCAATCGTGTTTGCAGAGCTTGGGACTTTGCCAGTTCAAAGAAGTCCACAGCGGACTATACGGCCACGGCAAAAATGGGAATCAATGAAGGACAAAAGAAAGAACACATTATCGATGTGCAGCGGAAAAAAGGCGCATATGGTGGCCTAAAAGATTGGATAGTTTCGGTCATGGAGTCCGAAAACTGTATTCAGCTAATCGAGAACACCCAAGCCGGGCAGGTAATTGCCTCGGATATTGAGACCACCCACCCACACTTAGCTGACCGGATCGAACTTGTTCCACCCGTAACCGATAAAGTGACAAGGGCTCTACCTTTCTCTGGTCGCATGGCAATCGGTCTTGTCACGATTGATGAGACAATCAAAATATTGGATGATGTCAAGGACGAATTGCGCTCGTTCCCAGATGGTAGAAATGATGACATGGTGGACGCTCTTTCCTATTGCCACAACAACTTAAACCAACCAGTTCGCAAAGCCGAATATTTCACAATTCAAATGTGAGGAAGATATGTATCGATTCCCAATAGTCACGTCATCGCCAAACCTAAAATCCATGTGGCAATGCTACGAACAGAGTGGGCCTTGGGCAGATGGATCTATCCTGCTAAAGCACCAACGCGAATCTTTAGAGGGCTATGCAAGACGCAAAGCAATGTTCTGTTCGCCCTCTGTTTATACCCAAATGATAAACACTTTTGGAATCATTTACGCTCATGCACCTGCTCGGTCTTGGGGTTCAAAAAAACCCGATGAAGTGTATTCTGAATTCATCAATGACGCGGGGCAAGGGCTGAACTTAAGCAGTCTTCTTGATCGAGCCTTGAAGATGTCAGAAGTCCAGGGAAGCTCGTTCCTTGTCATGGATACCATGTCAATCCAACCCGGCACATTTAAGGAAATGGTTGAGCAAAGAACATATCCGTTCCTTGATATTGTTTCAGCGGATCGCGTGAAAAGCTTGGCGGTGGATGCGGTGGGGAACATTCTTGAATTCGCTTATGAGTTCATGTTACCAACTGGATTTTCATTGACCCCATGTATCAAGATTATCCGGCCAGGAATGATTGACTATTGCGATTATGAAGGGACCAATCTGAAACACACCGAATTGCCTTATGAAACAACCATGCCAGTAATTCCGATTGTTGCATCGAACGCACCTTTGAGGACAAGTGAACTCCCACCATCACCAACTCAAGGACTTTTCCAGTCTCAGGCAAGTATTGCGCACACGAACTCATTGATGGATGAATCCTTGTATTCTCAGCAATTCGGGATCTTGGTAGTCACAGGGAAAAACAACACAGCTGATTTAAAGCTCGGATCATCAAACGGCCTCAGCCTTGCCGAGGGATCAACCGCGTCATTCATCCAACCAAACGGAACCGCAATTGATAAGATGTTGCAACGAATAGACACGGCATATTCTTTCATGGTTCGAACCTTTGCGAATCTCATCACATCGAGCGAGTCTCAGTCAGGCGTTGCAAAGCAGATAGACAGACAGGTCGGGGCTTTGATGCTTAAGGGTGTGGCGGGATACATGGAAGGTGTCGAGGTCGATGTATATCGATTGTTCCAAGAGTTTGTTGATAGCGAAATCGATTATGATTACACCGTAACCTATTACAAAGATTTTGATCTCGGTGACATTGCAAGCTACATCATGAACGCGGTCGATATGCTTGGCGTGAATGTGACCGAAGAAACAAAGGCCTTCATTCGTGCGGATCTCGTTAAAAAGTTCTTGAGTCAAGCGAATCAGGACGAGGCTGCAAAGTTGGTCGCTCTTGAAATGAACAACCAATCAGCTCCAAAATCTGGCTCAATTGATGACATGGATTCAAGTTCTGATGATGAGGAGTAATTGAATGGACATCTCAGCCCAAGAAAAGCAAATCAGGGCGATCATGACAAAGGCCTCGGCTCGACTATCTCAACTGGTCGAGTCGGGGCTTCCTGTCAATCTGGCCATTGAAAAAGTATGGGTTGAATTCTCCATACCTAATCAACTCTATGAAGGTGCAAAGCTCCAATCAATGCAGGAAACGGCCTCTAGATTGGGGCTATCTTTGCGCAACGATCCCGTTGTCGTTGAAAAGGCGTGGAAGTCTACGGTTGACACTGGAAAGACCCGCCTTTACGTTCGGAACGCCTCGGCTCGTTTGAGGGTCAATCTTGAGAAAACAATCTCTGATTCAATCAAGGCGGGAGACTCTATTCGTCAAGCATCCCAAAGGATCGCCAACAATGCCAAAGGCGACATTCAACCGAATCTAGTCAGGCAAGAGATAAACGAATTGGCGCGAAATCCGATCACGGCAAAAGAAGCCAAGCGTTTGAGAGATTTGATTGATAAAGGCGTGACAGGCCCAGAGCTTCGGGCCAGTTATCGCAGGGTGATTGACGTGGCTGAAAAGAATGGGCCACAGGCTGCGCAAAAGCAAATTGATTTTGCAATCAAAGACAAGATCATGTCAGAAGCCGAACGAGTTGCGCGAACCGAATCAGAACGTGCTTACTATGCTGCGGAGACCGAGAAGATTGCCAAGGATCCAGACGCAAAGTATGTCAAGATTAGACTCAGCCCAAAGCACGTAACAAAGTGCATTTGCGATAAGGTCACAAAGACTGACATTGGTTTCGGCCCCGGAATCTACCCAAAGGAAAAGGCACCAGTTTTGCCACTTCATCCGAATTGCGGTTGTTTTATCACTCCAGTTTATGTGGTGAAAGGCCCAGGGATTCAAAAAAGAACACCAGAAGAGGCTTTAAATGGACGGGGTGCGAATCAAGATGTTATTTTTCAGAATATCCAACCTAAAACGTGAGAGGTCACATTATGGATTTCCAACAACAACTCCAAGCCATTATCGAATTGATTGGTTCATCGGTAACGGATACGGCTCAACAAGCATCGATCAAATCAAAGCTCGATGAACTTGGAAACGCTCATTCCGCAAAGGTCACAAGCGTAAACAACGAGGCCAAGGGCTTACGGACACGCCTCAAAGATCTCGAAATCATGGAAGCTCGAATCAAGGCGTTTGCAAATAAAGACGCAATTGATCTCAGCGATGTTGACGCATTGATTGAATCAGGCGCAAAGCTTCTCACCGCAGAACAAAAGCTAGAACTCGCAAACCGCACCGCAGCGAACGACAAAAAGCTTTTGGATGAATCGAATAATGCGATTCTGAATATGCAACGCACCGAGCGTGAAAGCAAACGTGACAAAGCGATCATTTCAGGCTTGGGTTCACTCGGTTTGAAGTCCGAAGCGATGCCACAAGCCCAAAAGCTCGTATCAATGGAATCGGAATGGGACGAATCTACAAGCGGCTACCTTTTCCGTGGAAAGCCTTTGAACGAATTCCTTGAAACGTTCAAATCTGAAAATCCATACATGGTCGGTAATCCTATCAAGCGTCCTGGTGATGGCGGTGGCCCCGCAGGCGGTGGGCAAGGAAATCCTGATTTTGTCTCGCGTGAACAATTCCTAGCCATGAGTGCAGAAGAACGGAAAGCACCTGAAATGCAAGCCAAAATCAAGGCCTCAGTTCCTAAGTGGGAGCTCGACTTTGAGAACCGATAGTAAGAATCAAAATTGAATCTTTCAAGCTCCCTCAATCCGAGGGGGCTTTTTCTTTTCCGTAAACTCTCAAATACAAGGAACAAACCCAAACCCAAGAGGTATTTCAATGGCATGGGACAATGCACTCAACAAAGTTATTTCTGACCTGATTTCAGTCGGGCCAACCGAAGAATCCAAACTGCCATTTTTCGTTAACACGGATTGGAGCGACACCGCAGAATCAGCCGATGAAGTGACCATCGTGAGCCTTGGTGCTGCTGTGATCCAAACATTTGTTCCCGGCACTGACATCACTTTTGGAACAGGTGCAGCAAGCAATGCAATTTTGAAGTGCGACCAATACAAGTATTTCGCGGACACAATCTTCGATACCGTGAAGATGATCCAAGCCTATGCGATCAAGTACGCAGAAGAAGCGCTGAAAAAACTTGCTTTGGAGGCTGACAAATATGTCATGAGCCTTGCCACAAAAACAAACTTCCCCACGAACTGGTATGCAGCTGCTGCCGATGCCGTTCAAGATGTGAACTCGGCAAACATCATCGAAGTCATTCAAGAACTGAATGAAAAGCTCGACTTGCAAAATGTGCCCTCAGAAGGTCGTTTCATTACGGTTGACCCTTCTTTGTACAAGGTCATCAAACGTGGCGTGAAAGCTGCGGGATTGTCTTTGGAACGTTCAGGCGATGCTTTCTTCGAAGGTAAAGCCTACATGGTGGA